GCCGACCAAAGCTGATCTTGAGGCAAAGATAGCGGAGCTTCAAGCCCTGCTCGAAAAAGCGACCGCAGCTGCTGCGGAACCCGCAAAAACAACCGTTGTTGCAGCGCCCGCCACTCCGTCTACAGATGTAACGCTGGTATACTGTTCTGACAGTCTTGGGTATGCCAAAATTAGCAACATGGAAATTAACTGCACCAGATATGGGGAAGAGTTCGTTATGACTCGTTCGCAATTTGATGAGCTGGTTGGTAAATATCGTTCTTGGTTTGATCGCGGTGTTTTTGCTGTTTCTTATAAAAATGCGGATGTTGCTTCCGCAAAAGGTGTTTTTACCGATAAAGAACTCGGTCTCGATGTCGCTACTTTGTATGCAATCGGTAAGATGTCGGCCCGTGACTTGGAACATCTTTGGAGCGGTCTGAAGCTTCAAAACCTCAAAGAAAGTGTTGTATGCTACTATAAACGTAAGTTTGTAGAGGGCGATCCGGCTTTCTTAGATCGCGAAAAAGTTGATCTTTTAGACAGATTAACCAAAGGCGGCTTCAAAAGAGAGCAAGACGAGCTGAGTGGCCGTTATAAAATTCAACCGACCGAAATGTAATACTTTAGCGAAGGAGGGGTCGAATTGATATAGTTTTACGATATTTTTGAAAGGGCTTTCAATCTATTTGATGACCCCGACTTAAGTAAGAAATATTACAATGATCAAGCGGGTTTTCAAAGTGACATGCTTGATTTTCTCATAATTGGAAAAAATAAATTCACTTCCCCGGTGGCTATTACCGACAAGTTATTGGTATGTGCGTAGCCGGAAGGAAAGATGGAAAGTGATTCAGGCGATGGAAACGATACTTATGTTCTAGAACAACAGGTTGCCAATGGTGGAGTTGGTGTTGGATTTACTTACGTAATTGGTAAAGAGAAGGTTTTTGGATCGTATGATCCCGAGACCAACTCAGTAACTTTTCCTCGAGCAATCAACTCCGATGAAACTTGGGCTGTCTCGTGGTTCTATGCGGGCGCTTTTACAGCTGACTTTTCTGATTGTCTTCGTTCCGATTTTCCAATGGACGCGATCATGGATAAAGTAATAAACATACTTGCTTATGCTTTATGTTCCGCCTGGGGCGATAAAGAAGTTGGGCGCGTTTTAGAGGTTAGGAATATTTTAACTGATACAGATTTTTAGATGTATTCACCCGCAAATTCGGCGAGAGCAAAAGTAGAGTGGCGAAATCAAATGAACAGAGACATGGATACTTTGGTCTCAGAATTAAATTGGAGGATTATGTCGACTCCCAGAGGAGGCTCTAATTTTGGAAAATAATGAACAGATAAATGTGCAAAAAGCAGAAATTAGATTTTCTCCGGGGGAAGAGCGCGAATGCTATATTGGACTGCGCAGCCAGTTGATTAAACTTTTATATATGATAGAAGCAGAGTCTCGGGGCGAAGGGAATATAGATTTGTGGTTCTATGGTTTTATGTTTGATTTAGCTTCAGCTAATGTGTTATGCGATAATAAACTTACCAGGGTTGTTGTAAAAATACACGGCCTATATGATGGAGCAAATTATAAAAATTTGACGCATGCGCAAGTAAAACGTCAAATCATGGAGTCAAAAGGAATTCTCGATCATTTAATCGGAGATCGTAAATAAGGGGGCACGACGTATGGCGCGAAAAGTTATTGATATCACCCATGCGGCGAACAAGTATGATATTCTTTCTCAAACCCCCAAAAACTATAGCGCAGATAATTATTTTATAAAAGAGTTATAGGATAAGGTGGACGCCGACTGGGAATATCGACCTAACCGCGTGGATATTGAATATGAAAACCAGTGGGGCGAACAAACTTATTCTCCCATTGAAGTTGTTATACAGTCTGTCAAATCTGAGAAGGGAACAGCAATTTCAAACGACTGCAGGAACATCGTTTTTAGAGACATTCTCGATAAACGTTTTGTGATCGGGAGCCGTTTTAGATATGAAGAGTTCCCCCTCGATGAACTTGATTTAGATGCCATCCCCGATGCCAAGAAAAATGTTTGGCTGGCTACGAATACAAACAGCGTCCAAATGACCTCTAGTATGATCATTGAGCGCTGCAACGGGACCCTCGGGAGTCTCTGGGTAGATTCGCAGGGGATTTCGCACTATCATTATGAACCTGTTATACAAGGGCGCGAGTTATCATCAGTAAATCTGTTTTACAACGAGACGGCGGTTTCTCCGCAGTCTGAATTGATAATCATTGCGTAGCATAATGATTATACTAGAGATTATTTTCTCAATCAGCGCTTTATCATTGGTTACGATAGAGTGTATCGTATAAAAGCAATCAATAAATTTTATAGTAATTCAACTTTTCATCCGACAGATATCGGGTTGATGCGAATATATATGGAAATTACAGAAATTTCTCCTTTGGATGATTTTGAACACCGCATTGCCGCCCAAGCGGATACGCCGGTTATTGTGACTGACGTTCCTGGCGATGCAGGAGGAAAGGATGCGTATTCCATTTAGTTCTCCTCCCCAGACTTTATTACTTATACCTTAAGTGAAGAGTTTGAGAGTTTTATACCCGTACTTAAGCACGGAGAGGACGTCGTTTAGGGTGTCGATATCAAATTAGATATTTCTTTAGAAAATCTTTTAGAGGCGTGCCCCGAAAATTATTACGAGCTTGTAATAGAGGGCGGCGTGTTTAAGCTTCGCAGAAAACGTATTTATTTAAGAGGCCCCATGCACCTTAAGTGGTATGTTAAAGCAGAAGATTCTCCCACGCAAGAAGAGATATCTGCTGAGTTTGACTTAGATTTAAGTTGAGTTGCCCGGAGGTAAGAGGTCAAAGAGATGGCAGATTTTTATGAGTATGGCGGTTATAACGACTTTAATCGCTTTATAAATATTGACGGCATTGAGGGAAAAATTATACAGCACCTGTTAACTTCTAAAACCGCATATGCGGAAACGTTTTGGCGCTTGTTAAAGTATGATACCCAAGACGCGCTTTCAAAAGCCCCATTAACTTCCAAAGAAAAGTGGGCTTTAATAGATGGTTATGCCAATAATCGAATCGGTGGTTAGACGGCAGACGCCAGGGTATTCTTTTCCCCCTTTGTTGATGATGCATGGACGAAAGAGTGTTCGTCTATTTACATTTATGTAGATGACATATATCCTATTGATCATATGCGCTCAATTGTGAGTGTTGCTGTAGAAACCGTTATTCATGCAAAAATAAATTTTTTAAGCAACGGCCCCGCCACTAATTGCGATGCGGGTGACCCAGAACAAGCAAACCCTGCTAAAGAATTAATCAACGCGAATGATTATTATTATAAAAATGAAGAAAATCCCGCCGTGAGATTTAAAAGCAGGGCGACTGTGTTGCTGAAGTGTTTATTAGCTGAGTTAAATGGTTTATATATAGATGGGGTGGGATATTTGGGATTTATTGCAAGTAAACCCAATGAAGGCGATGCGATAAAAAGCAAAGCAACTCTTTCGTTATTTAATAATCGCTCGTTTTTTGGTCATAGAATTGGTTTTAATGTCACGATGTCGGGCATTTCAGATGACCCCGAGGGGGGATTTTAATGCCTGAAGAAGAAAAAATAATACAGCCAGAAATTGATCCCGCAGAAGCGGATCCCAAATATGGCTAGCTTCCTGCAGACATTGTGAAATTATTAAAATCTTATGAGCATGAATATTTTCGAGAAGATAAACCCATTCCTTTTTGTGGATTAACCATTTATCCGATTTAGGTGCGGTATTTTGAACCTTTTTCCAATTGTCTCCCTTGTTTTACGTTAAATAAGAACGAAACGCCTAAGGGGATTGCCCTTTCGCATTTAGACTATTTAATTGCTCAGACACAATTGCCGGGGCAAGAGGGAAAAGAGTGGTCGTATCGTTTACAGCGTTTGTTGGAAATGGTGTTTCATATAGAGAATGGATTAAAATGTAATAAATGTGGTCATATTATGAAATATGACGACAAAGTTTTTCTTGATTTCATGCTTAGTGTATAGAAATATGCGCAGAAACATTTTGAGGCGGTGACAGGCTAGGCGGAAGCGACCCTAGATCCAACTCCCGAAGAGGGGGGCGAAGAAGAGGTTCCCAGACTAATTTGTCCCGAAGAGGGATGCGGCGGTGAAGACTTTATGGAAATGATAAAAGTTATTCAAGACCCCGATAATCCCAAACGAAAATGTTTGAGTGTTGACGGGCATATTATAAATCGTAGCGATTTTAATAAATTGCGGCAAATTGTTCCCTATCAAAATTTTTATGATTATGTGGATGATTCTTGGGTCGACCCAGAATTAAAGAAAGACCACGATGAAAAAATCAGGCTTGAACAACAACGAAACGATGTGCATGCTTCGATTGAAAAGAAGGTCGTGTGTCTTTCGATTGCCACTCACTATACTTTTGAAGAGTGCTACAATATGCCCATTCGTAAGTTTACCATGGCGCTTGCCACGGTAGATGATTTAATTAATTATAAAATTATGAAGCAGGCTGTGTCGTCCGGATTTGTGTCTTTACCAAAAGGAAAGAGTATTGAGCATTGGATTTACAAGCCCAATAAAGATATGTATGGGGATGCATATAAGAGTATGGACGAGCTTCAGCAGCAAGTTTCTGTTTTGTAATAAAAAATAAAATTTTGAAAAGGAGATTAAAACTATGGCAAAGTACTTTTTAGGTTCTGTTGGTAAAGCAGAAGCCTTCCGTTATGACGCCGCCACTGGCGAAAGAACCGTGGCTTTTGTTTCCAAGACCCTTACTGACTCCGGTCTGAATATTACTACGACCAAAGATGATATTCGCGCTGGCGAAGGTGCTCCTGTTCAGTTCAGCTTCTACCACGATTCTAATGTCGATATAACCCTTACCGACGTTCTTTGGAAGCCTGAATATCTGGAGGCTCAGCTCGGCGCTCGCTTCACCACCGGCGATGAAGATTATGTAAGTGATGAAGTTGAATTTACTGATGGTGTCGCTTCTTATAACAAGACCATCAATAAGATGCCGCTTCCTTGCGGAGAGGACTATCTTGTTTGGGGTACTAAGAAGGGTATGGATGAATGGCAGAAAATCGATTATGATGCCACTTCCAAACAGCTTTCTCTTACCGGCGCTTCGGGTGCATACTGCATTCGCTACCTTGGTCCTGTTTCTAATGCCAAGGCCGCCGAAATTACCTCGACGATAATTCCGGAAGAACTCTTCCTTATCATCACCGCCCCCATTTATGCCGGTGATGCTTGCGCCGCTTCTAAGGGCAAAGCCGCTGGTCACATTACTTTTGAAGTTCCCAGATTCCTGCTCAATGGTTCTCAGGAATTTACCATGAACATGAGCTCCAACCAGACGATGTCGCTCTCTGGTGTTGCGCTTGCTTCTGAATCGGCTGACTGCGAAGTCAACGGCGGTAAGCTCCTCCGCATTATTGAAGTTATAGATAATCGTAGCTGGAAAGAAGACGTGGCGTCTCTGATTGTTGATGCCGAGTCTGCTGAAGCTGGCGATCATCCTTCGATCTATGCTGAGCTGAAAGACGGTCACCTCAAAGCCCTCACCGCTGCCGATGGTATTGAATACACTACCGACGACGGTGAAAACTGGACCGATCTTACTGCGGAGTATGTGTTTGTTTCTAGCACGAACTATATTTTCCGTCTGAAGGGCACCGCAGCTGTTTCTGAAGAAGTCGAAATCGGTGCGTAATTTAAACGATTACATCGTTTAATGAATTAAATGTGCAAAAATCTGAAAGGGGACGGGAAAGATTGGTTTAAATGCACCTTGCTTAAAAAGCGTTGTCCCTATCAGAGATATTGTACTTTACAACAACGTTTTGTTATAGACGGGTGCGAAAAATGTCCCGCCTTTAAAAAACAAAAAACAGATAAGGCATAAATATTATGCGCGGCCCCCGGGGCCCCAACAGGGGCCCCAACGGGCGCTGTTGTAGGTATTTTTATATAAAAATGTCTACAAGTGCGCCTGTGTGTGCGCATAAAATTCGAGTTTTATTTTAGGAGGTATATGACATGACAGAAGAATTACTTAATGCCATACTTGCGGCTGTTGGTGTGATTATTGCTGCACTGGCATCTTGGGCGGCGGAAGCTATTGTTTCTTGGCTGAAACTGAAGATTAAAGATAAGAAATTTGCCGCGCTTCTTGAAAAGATTACATATATTGTGAAAGACGCAGTTCAAGCGGTATATCAGGAATTCGTTGAGGGTCTCAAGAAACAGGGCAAGTTCGATGAAGAAGCCCAGAGAATGGTTAAAGAAAAAGCCATTGAAATTATAGAAGTACAACTGACCGCAAGCATGAGAGAGTTCATTGAAGAAAACTTTGGGGATCTCGAAGTTTGGATTGCTCATAAGATCGAATCTATGATTTATGAGGCAAAGCATTAATTAAGGAGATTGTGAAATGACGCTTAAGGAATTATTGGAAAAGAACGCTGCAATCAAAGCAAAGAAAAACGCAGCGGCGCAACAGAAAATTTTGGAAGAGGCCGAAATCAAGGTCGTTAAAACTGAAAAAATTTCTGGTGAAGGTGAAAAGGAATCGGCCGAGGGCAACAAAGGTAGTCGCAAGGGCAGAAAACCCCGTCAGCGCGCATATCTCGTTGTGGATGAGGCTATAAACGGTCCTGAGTCTAAAGAAGAAGAAAACAAAGACGAAGACGCGTAATTAATCACCCCTCACAGGAAACTGTGAGGGGTTTTTCATCTTTAAATTTTTATAGGAGGTGGTGTCGTGGGAGCCGTTAATGAATTTGTAGATGTGATTCGCGACATCTACCAACAAGAATTTGCGAAAAAGGATCAAACGATACTTTGTCAAGTAAAAGCACGCGTTGATGATACGCATTATGACTTAATTATTGTACCCGATCAAAATTCGGTTTTATCGGCAATTCCCAACATGACGCCCTATGTATTCCAAACGGGCGATTTTTGTTATGTATATAAAATTAACAATTAGTTAAGCAATTCGTTTATTTGTGATAAAATTATTCCTACGGGAAGCTCTGCTAGTACGGGGGCCACTTTAACCTTAGGGGAAGAAAGACTCGCCCCTCAAATGCAGAATATGGAATTAACCACAAATAAAACGACGGCCATTTCGGGCGACTCCACAGATTAGCAGTATCCCTCTGCAAGGGCCGTGTATGTGGCTTTATCAGAAGTAGCAGCTCAAGAATAGGGCGCTTATGTTGTTGACGCTACAGTAAGTGATGTATTTGCAACCGATAGTTCTGAGCTTGTGTTGACTGCAAATTTCACCGACACAAACGGGACCAGTATAGCTCCCGGGTCTTTGAAGGTTGGAGACAGCATTTTTGTTGTTCAAGACCAATATCCGAATCGCTGGGTATATGCTGTTGATACAACCAATAATATTGCAACTTTAAAATCTACCCGTGTCGACTCCGGTGCTGGAACT